AGATTATAGATTTCTGTAAGAATTCTGGATAATGATCTTACTCTAATATCGGCTACTTTAACTGGATTTTCCCATTTTCCAAATTCAATCGCAGTTTTTGTTACATCAGTGTTTATTTTTGCAACAGTTGCTGTTGGTAATTTTGCAAGGACTGTCTCAAATTTCTTTATTATATCTGTTGGATCAAATGGTTTTAAAACTCCCCTGCCAGTTCCAGTAGGCCCTGCATCAAAAGGAGTAGGAGTTCTTGTAGTTGGAGCAGTAATTCTTGATCTTAATAAACTAACTGCCTCGTCTCTTAATTTATAGTATTGGAGAAGAGAAGTAGCTTCATTCAGAGCTAGGCTAGTTTTTACATGCTCTTCTTGTAATCGTTTTAAGGAGAGAAGTGTACTTTCACTTCTGGTTGCTCTACCCCCTCCTAAGCCCATACCAGAAATATTGCCACCAGCTAAGGTTCTATTAACAGCTTTATCCAGCCCTTCTGGAGTAACTTTTCCACTTGCTGATGCTTTAATTACTCTAGCTAGTGTTTGTTCAATTTCCACTAATCGAGCATTTAGTTTAGATGATGCATCTGAAGCACTATTTAAATCATGAATTAGCTTTGATAAATCGTCTGCCATAATTATCCTTCTATATTGTCTATAACAACTTCTGCTTTAGTTCTCCTCTTATTAGAGAAGACTTCTTTTATCCATCTATCTAATTCCTCAGGAGAACCATCCCAAATAAGCATTTCACTTGGTCGTTTTTCTTCCGGTAGCTCATTAAAGGAATCTACTTGGATTCTTTTTCTTATTACAAAAGAAATTGTATAGGGTATATCTAATATATTCGTTATCTTTGTATCTAAAGGAACTTTTAATTCCTTGGCAATAACCCAAAGACTAGCTATTGCACTACTACGAGCAATTTTTTTAGGTTGTCTGAATCCATATCTAAATCAAAATAAAAGTCTATAAATTGTGTTTTTATTTCTGATGGTAAATTTTCAAAAGTTTCAAAATTATCAAATAATCTAGTCTTATACCCAGAGTCTTTATAGATACCAAAATATGCACACATCTCCCTAAATTTATTAACCATTTCATTCTCACAAAATTGATTAATAAGATTAGTAGTTAATCGTCTGTATAAAGTATCTTCAGTCTCCTGTGTTAATTCTGCTTTAGCAGAATCCATATGCTCAGTAACATACTTCTCTATCTCATCTTCTCTCTTTTTTGAATAACCATCAATTTCTTGCTGGTATTTTTCTCTTTCTTCAAGAGGAGCTTCTGAGTTTGGCTCTATAGGAAGGTTAAATTTTACCTCTCTAAAAGCATCATTTGTAAACTCTCTAGTAAGGGTTAACAATAAACCATTTATTAATTCCTCTTTAGTAGTTCCTTCTCTGCTTGGAAGATAAGCCATAGCTTCATCAGATTCTTGATTTCTAAGCTTTTTTCTTAGTTCTGCTGATCTTCTTAAGGCAAATATCCTTGCCCTTCCAAGTTCAGCATCTCCTACTAATCTTACATAAACTGAGTAGCTTTTATCTCCATACTTGAAATCATATTTCTTATTCCAGTTAAATAATTTAGAAATATCCACATCCACTTTTTCTATTTCCTTCATTTTAGTCTCCTTTTTATAAAAATGCGTGGGGCCATGAAAGTAGTTAAACTCCACAGCCCCACGTCCTTAACCTTTACATTGGCTTACAAAATATTTAATTATGTACCCGCACCGGAGAACACAATACATTCTGCTGTATTGGATTTCCAGTTAAATGTATGGGTAGCATTTTGGTTGACTGTAGATGCATAACTGTCGCCAGTTAGCACCAATTCTGGAATACGAACTGTCTTGACAACGACTAAAGGATCACAAGGATCGTAAATCACTACGTCAAGACCAACTCCAGAAGCTACGCATTCAACACCGATTTCAAACTCTGTAGCTCCAGAATTAAGCGAACTATTTAACAATAGATCAATTAATTCAGTATCAGTATCCAAGACAGCTAAAGTTCCATCTACTGTAGGAACCTGTCTCTGATAGCCGACAACGCTAGTATTACCCATTTCTTTAACGATCTGGGTATTCAAGTTACCGTTGATGGTAACATTTTGAATTCTGGGAATTTCATTTGCTAAAATAAGAACCTTAATGTTCTGACCTCTAACAGCCGCTGGCATTGTAGTATCACCAATATAAGCCCAGGTAGTACCTGCGGGATTAGCATGGTAGACACAAATGCATTGCGTTGTTCTAGAAGTAAATGTAGTTAAGGTCTTAGTGCCAGCAACAATCTGATATTCATCATCCGTTGCAGGAGCACCAACTACTTCAGTCGGTAAATAACTCCCATTTAGAATTACAGTTAGACCATAATTTCCATTAGCTAAAACTATAGGAGTTTCTGTTAGAGTGAAGCTTGTGGTTCCGACTGTAAATCTGTCCACAATAACATCATTCTTAAACCAGCGAGATTCTGAACCAATCAAGGTGTAATCCTCGGTTGCTTCACCATCTACACTATAGCTGTATGAAAAGTCTCTTACCTGTAATTTTCTAGCATGAGCTGATTTTACATAATCGGTAACTGAGGCGTCTTTAATATAAATGATAGCATCAACTTCTCCAAGTTCAGCAATGTCTACACCAGCTGCCGGATACGCTGTTGGATCGGTGCTAGTTAGTACAGAGAATGCCTTAATTCCAACATCAAACAAACTGAATGTAAGTGTGACGTTAGGAATATCAGACGTTGTACCCGCTAGGGTGTTATTACCAATCTCAAAAATATCCGTAGTTGGAATATCCTTATTAATAGTTAAACGCTGCACTCTGGCAACCATATAACTATCATAAGAACCAACCAGACATAACTTTAGCTCTTCTGAAGGAATAGCTAATCGTTTCGACATGTTTAGGCCTCCTAAATTGTGTTATAAATAGCTGTAAATGATATAGATGCTCTATAATAGAGTTTATCAACTAGCTGAGGCATGACTCTCACTATATCTAGTCTTAAATCCTCTGTATTTAAACATCCTAACACTGTAGGAGTTACATCTGGAGGAAATCCTTCATCATAATCACTTACTGGTATACAGTCCTCTAACGCATTGAGAATTGTGTAAGCAATCTCATCACGTTGGGATTTGTTTTGAGCGAACACGTCTATATACCAAGCACGAATTTGAACACGATTCTTATTACCAAGCTCAAATTTTGCTGTATCAATCCTATTGGCCTCTACAGCAATACAAGGAATGGTTAACCCTTCGACAGGAAAACCATCAACAACATCAATGAAACTAGTTCCACTGAATAAATCTTTTATAAAATAATAAACTGATAAGTCTTCTAATCTCTCTTGAAGCATCTAACACCTTATAAAAACCTCTTAGTTTTAATATCTCGTAATCTAGTTACACTTCTACCTTTTATTTGAAAGGTAATTTCTTCTACATCCGTAATAACACTTTCTATAATACGTGATCTCTCTTCTGGTATACTCATTTCCCCCAATAGCATCTCATAAGCTCTATTCTCATAATAATCATTAGTATCTCTCATTGTTATAATAGTTCTAGCCAATTCTTCCGAAGTTTCTGAGAGAGAATCTGTTAATAATTTAATCAGATATTTTTCTGCTTTTACTCTATAAGTAGTGAATGCCATATCAAACGCATGTTCTAAGGATAGTTTTATAGTGAGTAATAAATCAGTTGGGCCAAAATTAGGATATGGATCACCGCCATTGCCAATATCGACATTTGTATTTCCATAAGCTATTAATTCCCAAAAAGGAGCTTTATCATGTGGTATAAAAGATAATCTTAAGGCAACAGTATCCCTATATTTACGAACATATCTTGCAGTAACATTTTCTTTATATTCTTCTTTTCCTTCGCTAGTTTTCCTTTTTTTAGTTCTAAATACTTGCCCACCTTCTCTTCCAGTTTTGTAAATCTTTTCCATCCACATAATAGATGCTTTAGTCATATTTCTTTCGGCTACTTTACCTATATTTAATACATCTCTTGCTTCTTCAACAGCTGCCGCCCATTGGTCTACTGTACCTAATGCTTCTGGAGATATTCTAAATTCAATGTTTACATCATTTCTTTGTTTGTTTGTACGAGCATTAACTACATATACCATGTTATCTGAATTTGATTTTATTGCACTTACAAGTCTATCTATATATAAATCATAATTATATTCTTTAGTTTGATAACAAGCATCTATAAATGAGTATATAAGTATATTTTCAAGAACTGCCTTATTTTTTATATAATTTAAAGCTTCGTTAAGCGCTAAATTTATTACAACGTCTCTGGTTTCTAGATAATCTTCTATATTCTGTATTTTTCTAAGAGCTTTTGTTAATAGATGGACTCTACCAGGAATTTTTTCAAATATTTTTTTCCTGATATCTCTTATATTATCATAGTCAGAAATATGAACCAGAGTTTGGGGCATTAGAAAGTTTCTATATCTCCAAAAATAGTTTTTATTAAAGTTCTAGAAAAATTATTTGTAGAATCTAAGATTAATTTTCTTATCTTTTTATATTTATCATCAGTAGAAATATTCTCATCATACATAATTAATTCTACATCTGTTAAAAGATTAGCCTGATATTTCTTGGTTAATTTTGAAACAAATCCTACTAAATCTAATACATCAAATCCTTGAAAAAAAATTCCTGTAGGTTTAATTCTATAGTCTTCGTCCATATTATACCATCCCTTCTCCTTCTTCTTCATCTTCTTGAAGATCAACTAAAATTCTATTTAAAGTCTTAACACCCCTGTAAACTCTTTTTACTATATCCATTTTCTTACCATCAACTGTTACATATTTAGCATTATTAACGGTAGAGAGATTATCTGGTGTATACTTTATTTGAACTCTACATTCCCCTTCATCAAGCTGTCCCCCACTAACCCAACCTAATTGCTCAGAGTATCCCCAATTAATATGTCCTGAAATTGATACTCCTGAATAGGTAGGGATATAGTATGCTCCTTGGCAAGTTTCACAAAAAGAATCTGTTGACGTATTTGTAATAGGATCAAGATTACAGACTGGGCATGGAATTGAAGATGCTACAATGTACCAAATAGTCTCTCTACCGATAGCGGCCCTGATAGCGTCAACTACCTCTACATCTTGATCCGTAGGCCATGTGATATTAATAGTCATAAGTTTCCCTCAAAAGTGGTTCCCAATAATTACTTACAATATATTTCCAAGAATATTTTTCACCACCAAATTTTTCTAAACTTTTATTTGATAATTCAGCATACAAACTTCTATTTTCATATACTAA